TTGCGACAGCGGCCTTACCGTGGCGCGTTACCACCGGCTAGTGTCCGATGCGCTTGCCAATGTGCGCGGGGACATTCCACGCCGCATGGTTGAGCAGCTTGTTGCTTATGTCATCACATGGATCTCATCAACATCTCAGCCAAGCAGCAACCCGTGATCAACCGGTTGCATGACACCATGAACCACGCGCTTGCGTATGCCGCTGCCATCCGCGACAATGCTCAAGATGATCAGCAGCCAATCCCGGCTGAACTGGTCGCGTCCTTCGCAGCCGATTACGACCGGTTGATTGCAATTCTCACCACCGCCGCCACATGAAACTCATCACCACGCAGGCTGACCTCAGCCATGCGCTACGCACCATTGCCCCATCGATCAGCACTAGCAACAGCCACCCGATCCTGAGCTGCTGCCACATCGCTGCTGACGGTGCAGCCATGACCGTTACCGGCTTCAACCTGGACCTTGGTATCACGGTGTCTGTCCCCGCTGCAGTGGACACACCCGGCACTGTGGTGCTGCCGTATCGGCTGCTGGCGGGTCTCGTCAGCCGCATGGACGATGGCGAGCCTGTGACGCTCTCAGACGGCGCTGTGAGCGCCTCCAGCGGCTCTTACGGGCTTGCTGTGCAGGATGCAGCGGATTACCCCGCCATGCCCGTTGTGGAGGCTCCTAGCGCTGAGTTGGACCTGACCGCTGGTGTGCGTGCCTGCATGGCAGCCGTCAGCACCGACGCCAGTAAGCAGATCCTGCAAGGTATCCACATGGCAGCCGGTTACATGGAAGCCACCGACGGTCATCGCATGATGCGTGTCCCTGTGGCGCTACCGGACGGCATTGACCTGGTGCTACCAGCAAGCACCATGAAGCTGCTGCAAGACCGCACCGTCACAGTGGCAGCAGCAACTGGCCAAGCGGTCATCGACGCAGGCGACGGCGTCACCATCTACAGCCGCATCCTTGACGGCAAATACCCCGACGTGGCAGCGCTGGTGCCAGCTAGCTTTGAGCACACCATCACCCTTGACCGGCACCGCTTTACCCGTTGCCTTGAGCGTGTCGCGCTAATCGCAGAGGCGCACAACTCCGTCGTCAAGCTGGCCGCCGCTGCAGGTGCACTGGCCATTACCGCCCAAGCCGATGCCAACAACGGCAAAGAGCTGATCACTTACGAAGGCACCGCAACCGGTACCTGGGCGTTCAACGTGCATTACCTGCTTGATGGCCTCAAAGCCATGCGGCACGCGGAAGCTGTTACACTGTCGGCCAATAGTGCTACAACTCCTGTAGTGCTGACCCCGGCTAAAGTAAAAGGGCAGACATATCTCGTTATGCCGGTTCAAATCAAACAGTAAAGAGCAATGGCCGCCAAAGGCACTACCAGGGCTGAAACTGAAATGCGGGCGCAAACCTTTGCCCGCATCATCGCCAATGGTGGCCGTCGCTCAGACTGCATCCGGCATGGACGGGAGAATTGGGGGGTTGCAGAAGACACATGCGATAAATACCTTGCAATGGCACGCGATCAATTGCGTGCTGATTGGGATCTCCAGCGCCCGCAGATGGTGGCTGATTTGCTGTCGCAATGCGCCACTCTGCAGCAAGAGGCACGCGAGAAAGGGCATCTGCACATTGCCCTTGGCGCCATTAACACCGCCGCCAAGCTGGCGCAAATTTGCTCGTGAGCATCCTTTCTGCTGTTGCTGAAGGCCATGTGCTGCAGCAACTGAATACCAATGAAGAGCTGACTGATGTAGATGCCCTGCTAGCCCGCATCCGCAGCGACCTGCACCCTGGCCAGCTTGCGTTTGTGGATGACACCGCAACGCAGATCCTTGGTATCAGTGCTGGCTACGGCGCGGGCAAGACACGGGCGCTGTGCGCCAAGGCCGTGATGCTGGCGGCGGTCAACCAGGGCTTCATCGGCTGCGTGATGGAGCCGACGGGACCACTGATCCGCGACATCTGGCAGACGGACTTTGAGGCATTCCTTGAGGTGTACGACATCCCGTACACCTTTCGTGCTAGCCCGCTGCCTGAGTACATGCTGCACCTGCCGGGCGGTGATACCAAGATCTTGTGCCGCAGCTTTGAAAACTGGTCACGCATCATCGGCTTGAACCTGGCTTGGGTGTTGGCTGACGAGATCGATACCGTCACGCCAAGCATTGCCAATAAGGCATTCCCGAAAATCCTTGGCCGACTGCGCTCTGGCAATGTGCGGCAGTTTGGCGCGGCATCAACGCCAGAAGGGTTCCGGTGGATGTGGAACACGTTTGGCAGCGACGAGGCTAAGGCACGCCCAGATCGGCATCTAATCAAGATGCGCACGGCGGACAACCCGCACCTGCCGCCGGACTTCATCGAGCGACTGCAGGCCAACTACGACCCAAGCCTGCTGCGGGCGTACCTCGACGGTGAGTTCGTCAACCTGACGACCGGGCAGGTGTATGACCGCTTCGACCGGGCCAAGCATGTCACCGCCAGCGTGCCAGACATCAGCCGCGAGCCGGTGCGTGTTGGCATTGACTTCAACGTGGGCAACATGTCTGCGGTCATCGCCGTCCGGCTTGGCAGTGGTTTGCTGGTCATCGATGAGATCGCAGGTGCGCATGACACCGACGCCCTGGCGCAAGAAATCCGCAGGCGGCACCCGCAGCAGCAGATCTACATCTACCCCGACGCCAGCGGTGGCAGCCGCAGCACCAACGCAAGCCAGACCGACATCCAAATCCTTGAGTCCTATGGCATGTCCAATCAGTCACCACGGAGTAACCCTCCCGTCCGTGATCGGGTGGCTGCTGTTCAGGCTTTGCTGGAGAACGGCAAGGGTCAGGTCAGGCTGCAAGTGTCAGAAATTTGCAAGCGAGTGATCGAGTGCCTTGAGCTGCAGTGCTACAGCGACAAGGGGGAACCAGACAAGGACGCAGGGTTCGACCACATGAACGACGCGTTGGGTTATCTGGTGTGGCGTGAGTTCAACCCGCTACACGCTGGCGCTGGCCGGGGGACGGGCGTCAGGCTCTACTAGGGTTGACCACGGCGGCGCTAGGTGGTATCTTGTGCTCACGGCCGCCGAGGCCGACCCTTTACCATTCCAACCATGATCAACAATCGCTTTATGAATGCCGTTGCAGCAATCGTGCTGCTGGCAATGGTGTACGTCGCTGGTCAGGACAGCGGCTACAAGGCACACCACAACCACCCCGCGTGCCATCAGAACCTGAAACCTTAGACTGACGGCACTGTTAATGGCGGTGCTGCTGTGTACACCGGCTTCAATTTTTATGACCGGCCGCTAGCGCAGCGCACCGTCTCCAAAGTCAATGATCCCAATACGTCTTGGTACGCCCAAGAGCCGCATTGGATCCTGATTGAAGATCTACTGCAAGGCACCTACGGGATGCGTAAAAAGCATCGCCGGTACCTGCCGCAAGAACCACGCGAGCTGGACGAGTCCTACGACAACCGTCTAGCCCGTAGCGTCTGCCCGCCGTATTACATCCGCCTTGAGCGGATGCTGGCCGGGATGCTGACCCGCAAACCAGTCAGGCTGGATGACACCGCCGACGCGATCCGCGAGCAACTGTTCGATGTAGACCTGCAAGGCAATGACCTCAATGTCTGGACATATGAAGCAGCGCGCAAAATGGTCAGGTATGGCCATGTTGGTACATTGGTGGATGCACCTGCTAATGGGGGTAGACCCTATTGGGTGACCTACACGCCTAGGCAGATCCTTGGCTGGCGCACCGAGACGCAAGAAGGCAGGCAGGTGCTAACGCAGCTCAGGCTGGCTGAGGTGGTCACGGTGCCAGATGGTGACTTTGGCGAGAAGGCTGTCGAGCAGATCCGTGTGCTGACGCCTGGTGAGTACCGCATCCACCGCAAGCAAGACAGTGGTGAGTTCACCGTCGTCGATGAAGGCCGTACCAGCCTTAGCCAGATCCCGTTCAGCATTGCCTATGCGCAGCGGCATGGCTTCATGGAGTCACGCCCGCCGCTTGAGGACATCGCAGAGCTGAACCTCAAGACCTATCAAGTGCAGTCGGACCTTGACAACCAACTGCATATCAGCGCCGTGCCAATGCTGGCGTTTTACGGGTTCCCGTCAAGTGCTGAGGAGGTATCAGCTGGACCGGGCGAAGCGATTGCATTCCCAGCTGAAGGCCGCGCTGAATACATCGAGCCTGCTGGCCGTAGCTTTGAAGCGCAGTTCCGCAGGCTTGAGCAGCTTGCGTTGCAGATCAACGAGCTAGGCCTATCGGCAGTGCTAGGCCAAAAGCTAAGCGCCGAGACCGCAGAGGCAAAACGCATCGACCGCAGCCAAGGCGACAGCACCATGATGGTGATTGCGCAAAATATGCAGGACATGATCGACAACTGCCTGCAGTTTCACGCGCAGTACCTCGGCAATGCAACCGCTGCCGGTAGCGCTTACGTCAACCGCGACTTCCTCGGTGCACGCCTTGAGCCGCAGGACATCCAGGCTCTGCTGTCGTTGTACACCGCTGGCACCATCAGCCAAGAAACGCTGCTGACCGAACTTGCCGAAGGCGATGTGCTGGGCGATAACTTTGATGTAGACGAGGAGCTGGAGGCCACATCCAATGCGGGGCTTGATCTACCGTCTGCTGGACAAGCTGACAGACTGGCTAGTGGACCTGATGATCTGGATGGAGCCGAAGAAGCCCAGGAAGCAGGAGCTTGATTACACGATGTGCAAACTGCCAGATGAAGTGCTGGCGGTAATACGACTGACGTGGTACAAAGATGGCAAAGCCGATGAAGTAGACGAGCTGCGCATCATGGAAGACGGCCAGAACGGTTACGACGCCTTCGCTGCAGCAGTGCAGGGTGCATTAAAGCGCGGCGCTAATGTCAGCATCCGGTCTGAGTACAAACCGCAAGACCTAGGCATCATCTAATGGAAGCGTTATACCGCAATGCCATTGATCTGAATCGCTTTAGCAATAGCGTTGCGCGGCGGATCATCAATGCTTATAACGACATTATCATCGACAGCGTTAACCAGCTACGCACGATCGACGACTTAGCCGCACCGGTCAAGGCTGCCAGGCTGCGTGGCATTTTGGCGCAACTCAAGGACTCGCTTGCAACATGGGCGGGCGACAGCACCGAGCTGACGGCTAGGGAGCTGCAAGGTATTGCTGAGCTGCAGTCTGAGTTCGTGGCAAATCAGCTACGCAAGGCGCTACCGGCTGGCGCTCGTGACGCCGTAAACACCGTAGAGATCAGCCCGCAATTTGCGCAATCGGTTGTCACGACCGACCCGACGCAGCTCAATGTGGTCGCGCTTAGCGATGACCTGTTTGCTGCTGTGCAAGGCGCACCGGCAACGTTCAGCCTTACCGCTGCTCAAGGTGCCACCATCACGCTGCCCAATGGCGAGGTGGTCAGCAAAGCGTTCAGGGGCATCGCCGTTGACCAGGCCGAGCGGTTTTCGCAGGTGGTGCGGCAAGGGTTATTGACCGGTGAGCCGACGCCAGCTATTGCCAAGCGGTTGATCGGCAACCTTGAGTTTGGCGAGCGTGCGCGTAACGTGCGGCAGCTTGTCGCGGCAGGCGGGCAGGCAACAGCAGTGGCCGACAATCAGGTCGTTACCCTAGTGCGCACCAGCATTAACCAGGTAGCCAACAGCGCCAGTCAGCAGGTGTATGAGGCCAATCAAGACATCACCAAGCGATACCGTTACGTCGCCACGCTGGACACGCGCACCAGTGCAATCTGCCGGGCGCTGGACGGTAAGACGTTTGAATACGGCAAAGGCCCGACACCGCCGCAGCACTTCAACTGCCGCAGCACGACCATCCCAGTCATTGACTACGACGAACTAGGGTTTACGCCGCCACCAGCAGGCACCCGCGCTAGCCAAGGGGGACAGGTGCCTGCGAATGAATCCTACGGGCAGTGGCTGGCTAAGCAAGACTTGCCGACCAAGGCAAAAGCGCTCGGCGCTGGCAAGGTTGCCTACTTTGACAAGCTGTCACAAAAGTACGGACCGCAGAACGCGCTAGCCAAGCTGGTGCGTGATGACGGGTCGGAGCTAACCTTAGATCAGTTGCGGGCTCGGTACGGTGGCATCAAAGAAGGATGACAAGGTTGCCAAGGTGATGGGCGAATACAAGCGCGGCACACTGCAAAGCGGCAAGCCTGGCCCCGGCAAAGGGCCAAAAGTCAAAAGCCGCAAGCAGGCCATTGCCATTGCGCTGTCTGAAGCTGGCAAATCACGCAAGCCAAAGGGCAAAAAGAAATGAAACGCGGCGACCGGGTTAGCTGGAACTATCAAGGCGCACGCACCTTTGGCGTGATCACCAGCATCGGCGGTGAGCGGGCGACCATACCAACGCAAGGCGGTGGTAGTGTCACACGCGTCGGCAGCATGGACGACCCGATCGTGCGCATCAAATCTGAGTCAACCGGCAACGCGGTCATTAAAAAACGGTCAGAGCTGAAACCCGCGCCACGGCGATGATCACCTATCGCGGCGAGCAGTTTGAGGGGTACAACAAACCCAAGCGCACGCCAAACCACCCAACAAAATCTCATGCGGTGCTAGCCAAAGAAGGCGACACCGTGAAGCTGATCAGGTTCGGTCAGCAGGGCGTATCTGGCTCACCAGCACGAAAAGGAGAATCGGCAGCAGACAAAGCCAGACGGGCATCGTTTAAGGCTCGTCATGCGGCCAATATCGCCAAGGGTAAGCTCAGTGCTGCGTTCTGGGCGGACAAGACGAAGTGGTGACGCGCTCCTGCGCGTGAATCCACTCCTTCAGCTCCGCTACATACCACCGCAGGTCTTGCGCCTTGGCGGCGTGCCATCCGTTGCCGGTGCTGCGGTACAGCTCCTCATGCCGGTCCACTGCATCAAGGCACTGCTTTATCAGCGGGTTCCACGGTTCCCGCACAGGCGTGTCCCATTCACGCTTTGACACGATCACACCGCGCCATTACGATGGCAGCGTAATTAAGCCTGCGGCTTATCCATGTCTGATGAAACACAAACCCAGGAGCCTGCGGCTACTGAGGTTGACTTGCAACGCAGTGTTGAAGCACTTGAGCGCAAAAACCAAGAGCTGATTGCTGAGTTGCGCGCAGCAAAATCCAAAGCGCCGAAGCTGCCCGATGGCGTCAACGTCGATGAGCTGTTGGAGTTCAAACGCAACTATGAGCAGCAACAGCTTGAATCTCAAGGCAAATACCAAGAGGCACGGCAAGCCTTAGAAGCGCAGTTCCGCGAGGCGACAGCAGAAAAGGACAAGCGTATTGCTGAACTTGAATCACGCGTGCGTGAGCTAGAACTTGTCGCGCCAGCCGTGACGGCATTGGCCGACATCGTGCATGATCCAGACATGGTGCTAAAGACCAAGCTGAGCGCCGATCAGATCGAGCGCGACCCAGACGGCACTGTCATGGTGGTCGATGGCTACCAGCGCACACCCGTTAGCGAATGGGCCAAGACGCTACCAAGCTGGATGCAAAAGCAACCCAAGCCGCAGGGCAGTGGCGCACCATCAGCAGGGGCTAGCACCGGAGGCATCCCTGCCGGGATGACCAATCCGTTCAACAGGGATACATTCAACCTGACAGAACAGGCGCGGCTGTTTCGTACAGACCGCGACCTGTATGACCGCATGAAAGCAACAGCTAACCGCTAAGCTATTTGCAACCGGCTGCGCTGGTGCATTGGGCTGCGCCCACACCGTAAACCATTCCCCCGAGATGAATCATGGCGACTCTTCGCTCTGACATCATCATCCCAGAGGTTTTTACGCCTTACGTCATTGAGCAAACCACGCAGCGTGATGCCTTCCTGGCTTCCGGCGTGGTCCAGCCCATGGCGGAGCTGAATGCAACTGAGGGTGGTGATTTTATCAACGTCCCCTTCTGGAAAGCCAACCTGTCCGGTGACTTTGAAGTGCTGACCGACAGCACCTCGCTGACCCCCGGCAAAATCACTGCTGATAAGCAAGTCGGCGTGATCCTGCACCGTGGTCGTGCTTTTGAGGCCCGCGACCTTGCAGCCCTCGCTGCTGGCGCTGACCCCATGGCTGCTATCGGCGCCAAGATCGCTGATTACGTTGCTAACCAGCGTCAAAAGGACCTGCTGTCCTGCCTGGCCGGTGTGTTCGGTAGCCTCGGCGCTACTTCCAGCTCTGCTGCTTTCTTTGGCCTGACCATTGACGGCGAGTCTGGCGACACCCCCACCACACTGAGCCCCCGCCACGTTGCCGAAGCCCGCAGCCTGCTGGGCGACCAAGGCGACAAGCTGGCTGCTGTGTGCATGCACTCCAAGGTCTATTACGACCTTGTTGAGCGTCGCGCTATTGATTACGTGACCGAGACCGACGCACGTCTGACCTCAAGCGTCACCGACTTCGTTGGCGGCAGCATTGCCAATGCTTACGGCAATCCCACAGTCCCCACATACATGGGCCTGCGCGTGATCGTGTCGGACGACGTGCAAACCGACGGCAGCGGCAGCTCGACCGAGTACGCCACCTACTTCTTCACCCAAGGAGCAGTGGCCAGCGGTGAGCAGCTCGCAATGCAGACCGAAACCGACCGTGACATCCTCGCCAAGAGCGATGCCATGTCGATCGACCTGCACTATTGCTACCACCCTGTTGGCGCTAAGTGGGGCGTGACCACCACCAACCCGACCCGCGCTCAACTGGAAACCGTCGGCAACTGGTCGAAGGTGTACGAGCTGAAGAACCTCGGCATCGTGCGCGCCACCAACACCTCCAACTTTGATTGAGGTAACTAACCATGGCACAACCTTCCCAGTTTGAACTGTCAACCGAGCAGTATCTGGTTGCTACCCACTACATCGCCTCCTCGGTGGCTGATGTGCAGTTCTACACCGCTCCGGTGAAGTGCGAAGTGGTTGCAATCCGTGAGGTGCACGCCACCGCCGGTAATGATGGCTCTGATGTCACCGCTACGATTCGTCGTTGCCAAGGCACTGAGGCCGCCACCGCTGGTGATGACCTGCTTGGCACCACCAAGATCAACCTCAAGGGCACTGCTCTGACCGAGCAGGCTCCTGCTCTGACCAGCACCACCGCCAACCTGACCCTGGATGCAGGCGATCGTCTGTCTTTGGATGTCACCGGCACCACCACCACCCTGGCTGGTGTGATTGTCACCGTGCTGCTCAAGCGCGTCTGATGGGGCTGTTCGCTTTTAGGCGACTGCGTGATCGTGAGGCTGCCTCTACGGAGGTGGCCTCTCTTTCTATGCCAGAGCCCACTCCTACACTGACCCCAGAGGTGCAGACTGATGGCAGTAGTAATCGACGCAACAGCGGGCGGCGCAAACGCCAACAGCTACCTGACGCTGGTGCAAGCGCAGGCGATCATTGACGGGTTCGTCGAGGATTCTGACGTCCAGCATTGGAACAGCGGCAACACCGACAGCCGCAACCGGGCATTGTTCACCGCAACGCAACGGCTAGACCGTGAGCGGTTCCTTGGTGCACGAGCGACGGATACGCAAGCGTTGCAGTGGCCCCGTACCGGCGTGCGCAAGCCTGACACCTATATCAACACCTACGCTGTTGGGTTTCCGTTTCGCATTGCGACGGATTATTTCACCGATACCGAGATCCCGCAGCAGATCAAATATGCACAGGCTGTGCTGGCGGTGTTCCTGCACAACAACACCAGCGCATTGGGGCTAAGCGGGCTTGAGGACTACAAGAACGTCAAGATCGGCAGCCTTGACGTGACGCCCAACCTTGGCTACGGCGCTGTCGGTGCAGATAAGGTGCCGCCGCTGATGGAGCGCTACCTGACAGGGCTTAGAATCAGTGGACCAGGCAATGTTGCCATCCGCAGGAGCTGACCATGGGTTACAAGTACCCCGGCGCTGAGTTCATCGACGACACCGCAGCGCACGCTGGCCGCTTTGGCAAGATTGTTGCGCTTGAAGATTCGGTGATCGCCAGTCTGACCGCAATGGACTACACCGGCAACACGCTAAGCGCTATCCCGCTCAATGCAAGCTGCGAAATGGACGGCGTGTTCACCAGCATCACACTGACCAGCGGCACTGTCATCGCGTATAAGCTCTGATGGCACTTGCTACGTCGCTACGGAGCGTTGCCAGCAAGCTGATGGCAAAGTTTGGCGGCGAAGTAACGTATCGCAGCGTGACCGCTGGCGCGTATAACACGACCACGGGCGCATCAGCTGAAACGGTCACAGATATTGGCCTAAGGGGCGTGCTTGAGGATGTGCGCCGCAGCGAGGTAAACGACTTGGTGCAGCAGGGCGACAAACGGTTGATTATCGCAGCGCTGGATTTGAACGGCACCACACCGACAACGGCTGACCGTATCGTGCTTAACAACCGCAGCCTGCAAATCATTGAGGTGCGCACGATTGAGCAGGACAATACGGCGATTACCTACGAGCTGATTCTGAGGGACTGATGGCACGCAATATCAAGCTGGAACAGGTTGGTGATTATGTCACCGAGCAGTTTGAAAAGCTGCTGCGCGTTGCTGTATTGGAAACTGACAGCCGCCTTAAGCTGGCCAGCCCGGTTGATACCGGCAGGTTCCGCGCCAGCTGGCAAGTTGGCGAGAATGCAGCTTCGGGCGGTGAGGTTGGCCCTGGTGTTTACGGCCAAGTGCCAGCGATTACCCGCATTGGTTACGGCCAAGAGCGCGTAGGCAACGTCTACAGCGTCCATAACAACCTGCCATATGCTGAGCCATTGGCCAATGGCAGCAGCAAGCAAGCACAACCAGGCTGGGTGCAAGGCATCGCTAAAGACATCCAAAGCTTTGTCCGGACTAATGCAAACCGCATCGGCAGGGAATCATGAGCAGCACCTACAACGACGTTCGTGCTGCCATTGAAGGCCGCATCGCCACTGAGATGGCGCTAAACCCTGCATATCCGGTCAGCTACCAGAACGTCCCATACAGCCCACCCAACAACACGCCATGGCTGCAGGTGTTTATCCGCTTTGGTGATAACGCTTATGCAACGCTGCTGCCCACTGGTGGCGTCGGCATGAACCGGCAAAACGGCACGCTGACCGTAAACGTGTTCACGCCGATCGGGCTTGGTGCTGGCGCTAATTTCACCATTGCAGAGCGCGTCAAGGACCTGTTTGACCGCAAGACGGTGTCAACAATCAACTTTGACGCAGCATCGGGCCCGGCGCAGGTAACGCCAGCATCGCCTGAGCCGTATTACCAGACGCAGTTGACAATCACTTTTGAGGCGTATTTAAACTGAGCTAGACTGACGCTAGCCAACTACCGCATCAGCAATGGCCACCGTTCTGTCCGGTACGTCCGGCGCTCTTTATTACGCACCCGCAGGCACCAGCGTCACCACGCTTGCCGCAGGTGCATTTCCATCAAGTGGTTCCAACATCACCGTTGGCACCTACCTGGGCTTTAAGGTCAATGACCCCGTGACCCTGGCCTACCCCGCTGGCGCTACCGTCACCAACGCCATTGCTGCTGGTGCTTACTTCGTTAAGACCTACGTCGCCAGCACCGGCATCATGACCATCAGCAGCACTGCTGGCGGCACCGCTGCAAGTGCAACCGCTGCCCCCAGTGGCTTTGGTTCTAGCTACGCCAGCATCACCTATACCGCTCCAGCTGCGGTTGGCGAGGTGCGGGAGTGGAGCTTTGAGATCACCCGCGAGGAGATCGACGTTACCACTATCGGCCAAGAGTCGGCGCAATATGCCCCGTTCCGCACTTACATCACCGGCTTTGCTGATGGTGAAGGTTCGGCCATGGTGTACATCACTGATGACGACACCAACCTGGCCAGCCGCATGGTCGAGGACGTGATCCAGCGCAACCAGTCCGGCGCTCAGATGAAGCTCTACATTGACCGCGTGATTGCCAGCGGCAGTGTCAACGAGACCACCAGCCGGTCGATCCTGGTTCCTGTCATCCTGACATCAGCCAGCTTGACGGCTAACCCTGACGATGCGCAAATGATCGAGATTGCCTTCCGTCCGTCGGCTGCTCCTACGTTTGACTTCAGCAAGTCGTAAGCCCTTAATCGCCCCGGCCTTGCGCTGGGGCTTTTTTGTGTCTAGATTGCTGCCACACACCTAACAACCATGGCAACGAGTCAACCTGCACGCGCGCTTGATCGGCTTAAAAAAGCTGCCAATCTAGTTCCGGTGCAAAAGACGGTCAACCTTGCAGATGGTAGCGCGTTTGATTTTTGGCACACACCATTAACCATGGCAGAACGTGAGCGTGCCACCAAAGCCGCCAATAGCGCCGACCCGACGGCGTTTGCAGTGCAACTGTTGGTGCAAAAAGCGCTAGATGAAAGCGGCAGCAGAATGTTTGGAGCAGGTGATGTGTCTGAATTGAAGAATGAAGTTCGTGACAGCGATTTACAGAAAATTATTTTGGCATTGATTCAAGATGACATCGTAAATGTGCAATCGGGAAACTGAAACAGGAGCTTAAGAAGGACAATATTCTTAGGCTCCAAATGCGCATTGCAAAGTCTCTTGGCATGATGCTATCCGACGTATTGGATCGCATGACTTATGATGAGTTGCTGCTATGGGATGCATATTTTCAGCTGGAACGCGACGACCAAGACGCCCAAGCCCGTCGCCGCAGGTAGAATAGCTGCAGTCGGTTAACTGTCGTGTCAGTCGTAGCAAATGTTGCTATTAACGTTGACGCGACCAATGCGATCAACCAGTTAAATGCTGTTGATCGTGCAGCAGATCAAATATCAAAGTCTACGTCTACGGCTCAGGGCGCAATCGGCAGATTGGCAAATGCGTTTTCTAGCCTTGGCGGCGCAATCACGTCCGTAGCCAGCACCGCATTGATCAGGGGGATTGCGCAGGCTGGTATTGAAGCTGGCACCACAGATGTAAGAATCCGGCAGCTAACAAAATCATATGGCGAGTATGGTAGGGCTCAGCAGATCATTGCTCAAAACGCAAAAACGTTCAACCAGTCCCAAAACGATGCGGCAAAAGCATTTGCAGATGTTTATGGAAGACTGAGGCCGCTTGGTGTAAGCCTAGAAAATATCAATAAAGTTTATCGAGGCTTCAATACTGCTGCTGCGCAGTCCGGATTGACTGCCAGCCAAGCTGCGCCAGCTTTTACGCAATTGGCTCAAGCCCTTGGTTCTGGCGCATTAAGGGGTGATGAATTTAATAGCATTGCAGAGCAGGTGCCTGGCATTCTCGGCACCATTGCAAAAGTAATGGGCCAGCCTGTTGGCGCATTGCGTCAACTTGCGGCCGACGGCAAGATTACATCTGATGTTGTAATCAAGGCGCTTGGCGATCTGGCAAGAAGCGGCGAAGCAGACCTTGCCGCCTTGGCTGATTCACCGGCTGGCACGGTCGCCAAGTTTCAGCAAGCGGCAGAAAATCTGCAAACAACAATTGGCACAAAACTGCTTCCTGCTTTTACCCCGTTAATTGAAGGCCTAACAAAAATCATCAATGCATTTAGCAACCTACCTGGACCAGTGCAAACCGCGATTGCTGGCTTTGCTGGTATTGTGATTGCATTTGGCGCTATCGCTGGGCCCATAGCGTTGATCATTCAAGGCTTGACAGCAATCGGCCCTTTATTCACTGTTGTCGGCACCGCCGTGTCGGGTTTGCTTGCTTTTTTGACTGGCGGCGGCGGCCTTGGCGCCGCCCTTGGCGCAATCGTGGCGCTACTGACAGGCCCGGTGGGCATTGTGATTGCCATTGCGGCGGTGGTCGCAGCTTTGATTGCATTCCGCAAGCCGATTGGCGACTTTATCGGTAATGTCATTGGTGGATTTCAGGAGATCGTTAAATTTGTTGGTGATAAGTTTGTAAAGCCAATTACCGACATGATTGGCGGCCTTATTCGTGGCATAGCAGATGCGTTTTCAAATGTTGCTGAGTTCATCGCGGCTCCATTTAGAGCGGCATTTAACGCGGTGCGCGGAATCGTCAATAACATCATTGGCGGTATTGAATATGCAATTAACGGCGTGGTAAGAGGTATTAACAATATGATCGGAGGCGCCAATAACGCGCTTGCAAATTTGAATTTGCCTCAAATACCAATGCTGCCAGGCGTTAACCTGCCCAGGTTTGCCGAAGGCGGTGTTGTCACCAAACCGACCATGGGCATTGTTGGCGAGGGCGGCGAGCCTGAGTACATCATCCCGGCAAGCAAAATGGCGGAAGCGATGCAGCGCTATGCATCTGGTCAGCGCGGCTCCAGTGTGATACCGTCTAGCATTAATCCACAGGTCAGCGTCACGACTGGCCCAGTCATGAACATGGGCGGCACCAACTTCGTCAGCCAGCAGGATTTCATGATGGGGATGCAAACCGCCAGCCGCCGTGGCGCTGAGATGGCGATCCAGCTGCTGCAAGGCAACAACAGCGTCCGCCGTCGGGCAGGGGTGGCGTAATGGCAGTCAGAGGCGTCCTATCAACACTGTTGATCTACCCTGAAAACCGTCAATCAAATACGTCGGCCCTGTATAGCTTCCAGAACTTTTTCCCTGGGTCGCGTACAATCCTTGGCTCTTCGTATGTGTACAACTCATACACTGTTGGGTCTATCAGCGACGGTAAAGATAGCTCTACACCTGATCTAGGTATTACGTTTTCAGGCACGGCGGCAAACATTGACCTAGTTGATGCAGCAATCACAAACAGATATATTTTCCTCACTGCCGTATGGCGGCTCCCTGCTGCTGACATCGAAAACCCTGCATCAGGAGCATTCAATCTTTTTGCCATACATTACGGCTTTGCAAAGCAGGCGGAATCCGACTTTACGTCAATCGCCTTGACCGTGGGCGATTACAACGATTCACAAGAACCGGACTTCCCATGGCGCAAGATACCATGGACAATCCTTGGGCCGTTGGGGGTTAGGACATGATGACCCCGTTGGAGGACTTATGAGCGAAACCTTTATTAGACCAATTCAATGGAATGATCCCGGTTATTCCAAGGCATTAGCTGATTATGAAACGCAAGTTTCCAAGTGGAAAGATGAACAAGTATGGGGTCAGATTAGGCATAACTTAGCCGAGTCGGCCAATAAACTCAATTCTGCACAGGCCCCTGCCGACGCATCAAAGCAGCCGCCGACGCCAGCTGTCACTGAGCAAAAGCGGATCGACGAAGACTCGGGTCTGAAGTTAATCCCATTTGAAGCGCTGAACGCATCGCAAAAGTACGCCAATGCTGGCGACACAATGCCGATCGTCTTCTGCAAGCGCGTCAGTGGGCAAGGCGGCGTGTGGATCAGCCCGCCGCTGTTAGAAGCGGTGTCTAATGACTTTGTCCATACGTTCGTCTACCTGGTCACGCACGGCCAAGCGACACTGAACAACACTTACGACTTCATCGGTAATCAAGCATTTGCAGACATCACACCTGCTGGTTCGGTGCTGCGCGTGCAAGGCTACACCAGCAATCCTGCAACATGTCCGCTCGGGTTTGGTGCCAGCTGCGATCACTCGACGTTTAAGTTCATCACCAATCCACTGGCGGCGACCGTTGGCAACGTGTCACGCACAAGGACAATCAATAACTACACAACTGGCGTCACAATTAAAGCCAAGCCGCTGTACCCGGACGGGCTGTCGTCACCTACAGCACTGGAGCGGTACACGCTGACCGTGCAACGCATCAACAACAGCACAGGCGTCACCGCAACTGTTGGCACGTTCATCACCAGCGCGACGGGCGGCATCAGCAGCATTTCTGACACGCCAACCGCAGGCAACTACACCTACAGCGTGATCAACACTGCTGTGCATACGGCATCAACAGACAAGCCAGAAACCATCCTGCTGGAGTTTGTACAGAGCAATACGTTCCCAACAAGCTACGACAGGACCAGCAGCTACACCAACATCACACTCAAGATCATCCGCGCCAACCTGTATGACCTCAGCAAAGAGTTCAGCGCGCCGTCAGATTTGAAGCAGGTTCATATTTTCATGGATGAAGGCGTGCAGGTTACCAAATGGCGCTGGCTCAATCCGGCTGATCCGAGCGCCAGCTCGCCGCCTTACGCGTACACAACTGCCGTGACAGCAAGCGACATTTTTGCAGACCTGATCAATTATTGGTTTGTTAACGGCGGTAAGTTTCCTAATCAAAACTTTCAAAACTTTGCGCTAGAGGACATTGCGGAAACAGCAATCTTTCATGAAAACTACAACATGCGGTTTAACGGTTACATTTCAACCGGAACCAACTTCATCTCATGGGCGCAGACGGTAGCGCCGTTTTTCTTATGCACTTTTACGTCGGTGCTGTCCACTTATGGGCTAAAGCCGGTTTTGCCGCTTAACTCAAGCAGGCAGATTCACCCAGGGTCGTTGCAAAGCTCCATCAAAGAAACATTTAATGATACAGACGTTAACGTAGACAGCCTGCAGAACAGTATCATCGCTGGCACTTACCGCAGGATCTACAAAAACACGCAAGAGCGTGTGCCGTTTCAAGTCGTCACAACATGGCGCGGGCAGAACGCGTTCAACCTGGAAACTGCGCAAACCACAACCGTTCGGTATTCCGATTACGCAGCAACAGCGCCAGAAGAGGCTTACGACATGACTAGCTTCTGCACCAATGCGGACCACGCCACGCTGTTTGCTAAATATGTGCTTGCCACCCGACGTTACAGTACGCATTCGGTCTCATTCCAGACGGCTCGCAACACGTTCAGCACGTCAGAGCTGCAGGTGTATGACCTGATCGCTGTGTCGCTGTCCCGTGTTGACAGCGCAGGCGACAACCGCACAGAGACTGAGTATTACCTAGTGGACGCACTAGAGTATGATCAGACAGGTATCACAACCATTACGGCCACGCATTTTCCGCTGAATGGCTCGTACATCGGCGTTATCAATGACAGCATCCTAAACGGCTCTTTTGTGGTGACGACATGAGCACCTTCCCGTCTGTCAAGCCATCCAGCCGTGCATGGACGCCTGGCGCACGCGCGCAGTCGATCTACCAGTCCATCGACGGCATTGAGATCAGGTTTGTCCACGGCAGCCGCGTTGTCGGGCAGCGCCTGTCGCTGATCTTTGAGAACGTGACCGACGCCGTCGGCAAATCCATTACCGACCACTACGCCGCCAACGGCACCACCTACGGCACGTTTGACCTGCCTGCGGATGTGTTTGCCGGGCAGACCAGCTACGCGCACACCAATGAAGCCACCAACGCATGGCGCTATGCCGCGCCGCCGCAGGTCTCGTACACTGTCCCTGGTTACCAGAGCGTTACTGTTGAGTTGCTCGGGGTGACCGCCTGATGTCCAAGCATTACTCCGGTTCTGATGGTGCGCTTTACGTCGG